AGTTACTGATAATTCAATATCTAAAATTTGTGAATTAGCAGGAATAACAATATTAGTTGTTCCATCTGCTTGAGTAATAGCTTGTGATTGTACCATTACAACTTGACCAGTATTTTTTACATCTGTTCCAAGTGTTGTACCTGTTGTGTCTTTTATTGTTCCGGCTTTTATTGGTCCCGAAAAAGTAGTGTTTGCCATTTTATATTCCTCCTAGAATATTTAAATGTAGTCCCTAGAAATTGTCGACTATACGCGTCTACATTTAATTTTAATTAATGTATAGTTAGTAATTTATATATTATTTTTAAGTAGAGTGCAAGAGGGCCTACGGTACAGATTGGATTTTTCCAACGATGTAGCTTTTACTTAAGAAGCTACTGAAACTTCTGGAGTAACAGCTTCTATTCTGTTTTGTTTGTGGGCAATAGCTGCTTCTTCCAGCTTTATTTTTGTGATGATTTCTCTGACTTTATCGTCAATTCTAACCATCTCAAGAGTATATCTGTTATTATCCAGATGCTCTTGTTCCCACTTCAACTCCAAGGACCTTTTTGCTTTGTATAGGTCTTGTATCATTTATAACCTCCTCAAAAGTTATACGATTTAACTCGGAATTATAGTTTTTTCCGAGATCTTCCCATTTTATACTTTTTTCTCCTAGTTTGTCAAGTATAGCTTTTTCAACAGCTTCAGCGTTATCGTCTGCTAAAATTTCAAATTTAGCATGATGATCATAAGCCCAGATATTGATTAGAAGTTTTTTCATATTCACACCTTATCATTAAAAAAAGGGGCTCGAAAGCCCCTTTTTATTTATTTTGTTATTATGCTCCTGGTGATCCGAAGATACCTCTAGGATCAGAGAAACCAAATACGTATCTCTCTCTAGCTTTGTATCTCATGTTACCAGAATCGAAATCACCTTCCATTGAAGTTTTGATAGGTGATCTAACGAAATGTTTTAGACCATTAGGTACATCTGTTTTGATAAAGAATGCATCAGAATCAGTTAGGTAATGGTTCACAGTATAACCTTGTGGAATCATTCCCATGTTTTTGATAGCATTGATATCATTATCAGCTGTTCCTACTCTTTGGTCAGACTTCATAAGTCTGTCCGCAGTAAATTGAAGCTCTGAAGGAATAATTAATTTCATTCCTTTAGCTGCAATTTTTAGGCCTCTTTCATCAGTAAACGCAGCAATGTCAATTAAAGACTGCTCTAATGAAGTTTCATTCAAGTCAGCTGAAACTGCTAATTCATTTGAAAATGTACCAGCAATTGTTGGGTGAACAGCAGAACATAATTCTACTCCGTCACCACCAGCATAGTTACTGTTAAACGCATTGTTTAAAACAGCAGCTGCTTTGACTTGTTTTGTGTTAGCCATTGATCTTGCTAAAGCTTTTGTATATCTAGACGCAAGTCTGTCATACAAGTTGTCTTCGATCGCTTCTTCAGTGATTGAGAACGCTAAAGCAATTGTTTCGTTAGTGTAACGAGCTGTGAAAGTCTCTTGCGCATCGTCGTAAGTCACGCCTTGACCTTCAGGTTTTACTGCTGCATTCGCGAAACCAGATAACATTACTTCCTCTTCGAAAGCTCTGTCTGAAGTCTCTGTATCGAAAATTTCAGCATGCTCATTAGCATATGATTGATATTCCAGACCGAATAAAGCATTCAAACCTGGTTCTAGTTCTTTAACTAGTTGTGCTCTTGATATAGCCATAGTTTATTATCTCCTTATTCGCTATTAGTTGTACAACGCTGAAGATTTACCAATAGTAACGATAACGTTTGCACCTGGAGCCGTTAGGTCATTATTTTCAGGGTCATTCGCTGATCTTACCAAAGTAAACATTCCTGTTGTAGCCGCAGTACTTACATCTAATTGAGTGATCGATTGACCATCTTTATTATCTGAAGCAGTCCAGCTTAAGTTGTTCATTTGATTAGCCGCACCAAGCATAGCTTGTGTTACAGCAGCATCTGCTTTAACAACATATTCTTGGTTTGGGTTATCGATTACAAAAGCAGTAATATTATTACTACCTGTATTGTAATCTACGCTAGTTGTAGTTCCAGCAGGAACTGAATTAGCGAATTTAGGTTTTCCAGTTGAATCAATATAGAAGAACCCGTTTAATACACCTATTAAAAGTGCATCAGCGTTGTTCGCCCAGCTTGTTCCACCTGCTCCACCATCGTCAGTAAGTGTAAAAGATGCATCTTGTGCATATCCTTGTGCTCCTGAAGCATCTTGAATAGATGCAGGGTCACCTTTGTACAAACCAACGCCTGGTGCTGTTTGAACTTGATATTCAGATTGTCCTGAAGTTGCTGGAGTATTTCCAACAGTCATTACAGCTCTAAAACCAAATCCAGTAGTACTTGCATTTGCCATAGTATTTTCCTTGTTAGTTAAAGTTAATTTGTTGGTTAGGAATTGCTAAATAATTAGCTTTTCTTTGTACCACCAAAAGTTACACGAGTCTGTCGCTCACTATTGAACGGCATACTTGGGTGCTGTTCCTTTAGAATATCGTTCTTAATTGCTTCCTCTTTATCTTGAGTCTGCTTTTTGAAATACTCTTCACGAGATTTCGCGATTTCCTCTGGTATCCTAGCCAGCAATAGGCCTCCTACTGCAATCACTCCTGCGTATTTTCCTTCGTTTATAGTTGGGTAATCAGCTTCTGGATATTCATCCGCTCTAACTAATTCCCAGCCGGATCTTAACTTTCCTGCCATGTTTTTTGTATCATCAAAACCCATAACTTCAGCTCTGATCCATCTATGCCTATAACCTTCGGGCGCAGGTGGTGCATCCAGTGATGAGGGTGGAGTCCAAGTTTTAGGCGCTTCTGCCTTTGTTCTTGTTTCACTCGCACGAGAAGTTCTTAATTTGTCGTTTTCCATATGCCTATACCTCCTTCGTGATATTAGTTAATTGTTTCGCATATTCTTCTAATGGCACGCCTAATCTTTTAGCAATTGCTACCTGTGACGGCGAGAGCTTCACAGTTTTTTTATTGCGTCCTGTTGAGGCCGAACGTTTAGCCGAGGCTACGTTTTGAGTAGGTTTTACTCTTTCCGTAGAATTAGTTTCTATCTTATCAAATTTATGAGGGAATTCAAGTCTTATTCTTTTATCAACTTCCTCATAATATTCGTCAGATTTAGGATCATATCCTTCTTCTTCAACAAGCTTTTTATGAATGTCAAATGAAGTATATGTCATAGCCGAATCTGTTCCAAACCATGGGTTTTTAGCTGCCCAATCCTCTGCTTTTGGATCAGTAGGAATAGATTGTTGAACTCTTTGAGGATTTATATTGACCTCTTTAGGTTGAACAGGTGTTTCTTTTTCAGCTACTTTTATTGAATTTAATCTTGCTGCATCCATAGTTAGATTAGCAATTTGTTCTTGAGCTGCTATTTGAGCATCAACGTTTTGAGATTCGATTGCATTTTTTAATGCTAACTTGGCTGCTGCCATATTAGTTTTAACTCTGCTTTCAAATTCAGAAACATAAGACTTATCAAGTTTAGTTAATCTGCCTTCTAGTTCTGATTTAGATCTATTAGCTGCTTCTGCAAATGCGATAGCTTCTTCTCTTTGTCTTTCAGCTTCTCTCATTTTACGAGTTAATTTAGCAATACGTTTTTGAACGCCTTCACTATATTCTTTTAACTCATCTTTTTTAGTATCAGGTTCTTCTGCTTTAGTTTCAACAGATGTTTCTTCAGCAGTAGTTTCTTCTACTTCTATTTTTTCTTCTGGAGCCTCTTCTTTAATTGGCTCATTTTTTTCGTCAAAATTAATTTCAGCGCCAACGGTTTCACCGACGTCAATTAATTCTTCTTTTTTTGTCTCTTGTTGCATAGTATCCTTCCTATGTGGTTAAATAAAATGAAGTACTGATTCAGGATCTTTAATAGTTCCTAACACTTCATCGTCGTTTAGTAATCGCACTTCTCCACCTTCAATTGGTAATCTTGATCCTGCATATCTTGCAAAAATTACCCAATCTCCTTTTTTACACCATGGCCCTGTTTTAAATTTTTCATCTTGATAAGACAGTGGTCCCATCTTTAAAACATAACCACAAGTTGTAGCTATTCTTGCTTTGTCTAAAGTTTCTTGTGAAAATATAATTCCACCTTTAGTTTTTGTTTTAGGTGTAAATGGTAAAACTAAAAGTCTATAACCAGAAGGTTCTGGTAATTCATCTACTACGCCTTGTATATTTTCTGGATTTAATGGTTCTTTAGCTTCTAGATTAGATTGTATTTTTCTCTCTTCGTTATATTTTTCTTCTAAAGCTAATTTAGTCTTTGGTACTTCCTTTGAGGTCGATAACGTTTCCATCTTCTTTTTGCTCCTTGTCTTTTTTTAGCAGGTTAGAGATTTCCTGTAATATTATTTGATAGGCTTGTGCCTGACCAAGTAAATACTTGTATTTTTCCATATTGTCAACCCCTCCAACAATCATTGTTTCACCAACTTGTTGTAAAGTTGCATTAATTCTTTTCTTTAGTTTGTCTAGTATTAGTAAACCTTCCATATCTTCTCCTTATTTTTTAGCTATTTTGTTTTTATTGACACCTTTTTTTATCACGTATTGTTGAGTCCCGTTCGCACCTATCTCTACCTCTTTTCGAAGGTTTTGAAACATATTTTTTTGTTTATTTTCTTTTTCTTTTTTTTGAAGAAAAGATTCTATTGTTTTTGAGTCTCTCATA